TTATACGAGTTTCAGTACCTCGGAAAAGCTTTCAACAACTTCGTCAATATTGTACTCAGCAACATAGGACGGAGGATATTCCGGAAGGAGCACAGATTTAAGTCTCTCACCTTTCGGTTTCCTGCCATAAGAAAACTTGTACCTGTTCTCAGTTATGCAATGAGCATAGTACAGCTTTTCTTGCAGACTCATGTTTCGCTTTGGTATTAGCACTGATACGTTGCTATTTGGGACAAAACCGAACGTTGAAACGTATGAAAACGTATGACTACCCTGCCCGTCTGTAGAAACATACAATGTCTCAGCAGGAAAGAATTTGGATGGAGGGACCATAATTCTATTAACATACGCATCAATGCTAGTTTCTTGTCTGTATGATGGCCTTATATACGGCACCCAGTTCTCGCTTTCCTTTACTTTGCTTCGTATAACTTGAGAAGACGGCACGCCATTCTCAACATAAAATAGCTTTTCGAGCGGCTTCGTATTTGTTGACATTTCACAACACATTTCAACGGGAGGGAAGTTAGCGCGCTGTAATATCTGTTTCCCATACTCTTTTATGGACATAGTTTTAACGAATTCCGGGATGCTTTCTATTGTCGGAATTCGCAAGTTCGCAAGCGATATATTCGCTTGTCTCCCGTAAGAAAATTTGTATTTGTTATTCCTCAAACACAGGCAATAGTACAATTTAATTTCATTGCTCATCTTGACTCTTGGCGTTAAGAAGTATATATCTCGTCCAGAATAATACGGAGACAGTTGTAAATACGTTTCCATTACAGAACCGCCACAAGCAACAGTTATCGTTCCCTCGGGCAAAGGTTCTATGTCAATCAAACGTTTAACTTTTGCGGATACTCCGTTTCGTTTGGACGTTCTAGAAACAAAGTTAATACCATTTAGCTCTTTTTCTAAGGCATTTAACTCTAGATTCGATCCATATTCTACAAAAAACAAATCACTGACCTTGCAGGTCTTCATTTTCATCCTCACCTCCCGTAAGGCCTGATATATCCATAAAGTTAAACATCAAATATTTCTTCACCGTATTTTCGTAGTCTGAGAATGAAAGCTTTTCGTAATTGGTTTCCAAATACGCTTCAACACACCACTCATCTTTTGCCGTAACTTCCCGCATTAAGCTAAATCCATCTATAGACTCTCGATTTCGATAAGCGTTTACCCAGCTCTCACGAATACCGTCCCATGTATGATTTAAGTCAATTCGGCCCTTATTTTTTACCTTTAGAAATCCATCATTCCTGCAATATGCAAACCATGTTTTTTTGCCTTTAGGATGCGGTTTGTGAGCCGTAATGATGACGGCACACGTGACTGTGTTAACCTTAGAATTATGGAAAAGTTCTTCCGGCATGGAAAGAACAGCTTCAAGAGTGTGACTTTTAAGAATTCGTTTCCTCAAATTTACTGACGAAGTTGTTTTTTCAATAGCGCAACTTATTGGTATAATTGCTACACAAGTTCCGCCAGACTCTAGTGCTTCTAGGTTGTTTAGAATAAACTCGAATTCTTCAACATCCGAAGCTTTCGTTTTGTATGGAGGATTGAGCATGCCAATTGTAGGCTTAAACTTAGCCTTAATGTCTCGGATTTCTCTAAAGCAGTCTCCCCAGAAAACATTTGTCCTGCCATCCCTGTGAATTATCATGTTTGAGATTAGAAGAGTGTATATGTCATCCTGAAATTCTATTCCGATTAGTTGTTCGCTCTGAATTCTCTTTTCTTTGTCCGTATCCCCTTTGGCGTCGATTAGCATGCGCTTCATAGCACTAATTAGAAATCCGCCAGTGCCACAGCAGTTATCTAAAACTATACTATTTTTATCAACACCTGCCAGTTCAGAGAAAAGATCAGTTATGTGCGGCGGCGTTAGTACGATACCCAATCCTTTATCGTTATTGGCGTACCTCAGGAACTCAATATAGAATTGGCTTACAGTATCAACATACATATGAGTTACCATGAATCCGTTTATTTCATCGTCGATTTCATCTATCAAATCTTCAAGAAATTTTTTGCCGGTATCCTTGTCGGTCAAAGTTCCATTTGTCTTTATAAAAGCAAACGCCTGCGTCAGAATATCTATTTTCTTCTGAGGTATTTCACCGCTGCCAAGTTGGCCTTCGATAGATGTGTATAAAGCTCTTACCAATTGTTCGACAGTTTCGTGCTTTTTGTAAGCATCTTTAAATGCTCTATCTTTTAGAGCAATCAAGATGCCGCTGATTAACAAAGCTCTTTGTGATTCTTTAATCTTTTTAGCATGCAATGTTTCGTTTAGAGTTTTAGTGTAGGCGATTAATTTAGCATAGTCCTGGTTGAATTTATAATTACTTTTGTTGATGCCATCGAAATAATCATCAATGCGGAGCACGCTATCGCCAAATATAGCATGGGCTTTCTTCTCTTCTTTCAATTGAATGTAGTGAGAAATTCTGAGTTTATTCAATTCCTCTCCACTAACGGAGATAGCAAGAACATCAAATTCCTTCGACAAAAAAGAAGCATAAAGCAATGCGCCGTCCACCGCGTAATCGGCGTAATTATCTTTAGTTTCACTTTCGTGGTAATTTATGCTTGATTTCAATTCGACTACAATAAGCAGCTCAGAATAAAATTTGGAATAAATAATAAAGTCAGGGAATCCGCCCTTATCACCATGTTTGGATGCGTTTTTTAGTAACTTTTTGATCTTCTCATTATCGCTTTTCTGTTCTTCGATGACAATGTTATTATCGTTATAGTAAAGTTTCTCTCTTAATAATTCTCTAAAAATCGCGGAGGTCTTAGCTTCATTCCCCATGTCAAACCGCCCCCATTCCCTACACATAGAAATATTATAACTCATTTGCTGGCAAGCTTCAAGCACCCTGAGCACCCGGTTCTATGGAATATATGTGTTTTGTGGAGATCACCGACGATTGCAGTAGACTTTTAGATCGCCTCTATACCCCTCAAACGTATCCACGCGCGCAATATCGTACAATGCCCCGTTGTACCGTATGACGTGCGTGGGTGTAATATCGGGGCGGTAGTTAATGGTGAACAGCACTTCTTCAACTGACATTTGAGCGGACGCGGCGAATATCTCCTTGCCGGACAGGTGGCGAAAATACGCCCATACGGGCGGGCCTACGGGCGTGAGCGTTTCGGTGAAATAGCCGCTGCCGTTGGAAACGTTCAGCGCCGCCAGAATCTCGATTTTCTTGTCTTTCAGCTTCATGCTACCGCCCCCGTAAATTCGTTTAGGTGTTCGTACAGCCCGACATAGCAATCCAGCAGCGCCGCCGTGTCGTCAATACTCACAGGTCATTGCAGCACCACCCGGCTACTCGTCGTAGGTCATTAAGAACAAATCAGCGTTATCGACCAGGGATCGATTTCTCTAGAACATGTAGGGAACTAGTGCACTCACGCCTGATCGCAGTCACGATGTTCACTCCCGCAGAAGCCAATCATGCCGCTTACAATGCTCGACATTCCCAATTGAGTACTCTAGTTTTCTATCGCATCGACTGTTTGGATATCTTGCCAAAGCAAACAAGTAAATTAGGCCTTTACATTTCAGATCAATGATGATACTCTCATTTTTGAAAGGATGTGTGCATTATGACCGTGAAGAGAAAATCAGAAGTTGTTGTTTCAGCTCAAAGTGGAGAAGCCAAGCGTATTTTCAGAAGCGCCGAAGAGAGGATCGCCGAAATTGATCGGAAGATCCAGTTTCATCAGAAGGCGATTGAACAGCTCGAAGCGAAGAAGGCCAAGATTGGAACCAGACGCCGCCAGAGCAAGTTAACTTATGCTAAGGTCTTTGCTGAACTGAAGGCATCCGGCAAGACACCAGAAGAAATCGCTGAATTGCTCAGCAGGTGATTTTCAACCCGCTTCGGCGGGTTTTCTCTTCAACTGCACTGATCCTGGAGAAGCGTAAATAAAACCCCCAGTCGCTTGAAGCAACCGAGGGCTTTGGAGAACTCACAAATTATGCAGCGCGAGACAGGGGCATAATCAACCGTATCGGCACACCCATTTCCCGGGCGTACTCACAGGTCATCGCCGTGCCGCCCGGCTGCCCGTCGTAGGCGGCTAAGAGCAAATCGGCATTAGCAACCATGTATCGATTTCTCCGGAACATGCATGATTTGGTGTACTCGTGCCCGGTGGCGGTTACGATGTCCGCCGCCGCAAACAGCCGATCATGCCGCATCCGGTACTCGTCATTCCAACGAGCCGCCTGTGCGTCAAACGGGCTGACCATCTCCAGGATGATCCAAGGATACTTCTCTTGTAGCTCCAACACCGCCTCCGCTGCGAACAGGTCCATGCCCAGCGCGCCCCCGCTGATATAATGCGCATAGCCTTCCGCGATCAGCGTCTCTATCGTATCCTTTAGGCGAGCCTTGAACTCGATGCATCGCGGATCGGTCTCATCATATCCAAATGGCATCTTGGCGGGGCGGTACCCCGTGAAAGCGCATCGTTTGAGTGAAGATTTTCGTTTTACAACATTCGTCACTTTCATCCCTCCCGGTCAACCAACTTTGCGTTCCACGAACCATTTACCGATATTCGGACCGCTCAATTCCGTGCTGCGCTCAAAAAACAGATACTTCTCATGTCCGTCCACCCGGATTGTGAAACGCTCGCCTTGTCCACCGGCGCGCATGGCGGCGGCGGGTTTACACGCCAACACTTGATCGATCTCATATCGCGTACCATCCTCCCAAACAAGGCTACGTGGTAGCATGTGCCCGTCCGCGCCAAAATCGGCGCTTACCTGAACATACACTTTCATCGGATTCCGATCCGGCATAGTTATCCCTCTTCCTGCTCGTTCGTCTCCAGTCTGCAGCTTACAACTCGGCTCACCGTGCCTTTTAACTGGCTGGCATCAAGTACTCCGCAGAATGTAACGGAAACGCCGTCCGTGCCAGTTTTTTCGAGGTTGCAGTCAAAGGAAATCACCCCGCCGTCAGCGACTTCCAACTGTACCCTGCTTTGGCGCTCCGCACTGGCGTTAACAAGCTCCAAGCGACGAAGCGGCGCCAATGTCCGCGACTTCTGATCATGCAACGTGATCCTACCTTCGGCCTTCAACTGCTCGATATGGCGACTGACGCTGGAGGGTGACCTCAAACCAACCGCGCTCGCGATCTCCCGGTAGGTTGGAGAGAACCCATTGGCATCCACAAAGCCCACGATGTATTCCAGGATTCGTTCCTTGATCTCCTTGTGCTGCATCAGATCACCTCATCTCCGCCGATCCATGGATGTGATTCGTTTTCCTCGACCCGACTTGAATGAATTCCATCACCCCTTGCGGCTATTTCATGAAGGGGATAGCAAATAAACCGACCGCCTATACAATTCACATTCGGCCGTTAGGTTTCGTGGTGCTTGCTCTTCTTCCGCTTTTCCCGATAGATATCTTCCAGCACTTCCTGCTCAAGGCCGGTGGCATACTGATCCTTTTCCAAGACGCCCAGCACCCTGCCGGTACACCGGACATTGTCATCTGCCGAGAACTTCATGACCGGGTATGCGGGATTGTGGGAATGAAGTCCATCTTTTTGATACTCTTTGACGAAGCCCTCGCCAGCTGCCACAAAGATCCCGATTTCTCCAGGCTCAATACGATCCGTGTGCTCAACCAACAGATCATCTCCATCATGATAAGTTGGCTCCATACTGTCGCCGGTGACAGAAATGATCTCGTCAGCGCGGCAGACGTTACGGCTCACGCGTGCGAACACATAATCCGCCTTGCTTTCATCGCCCAGATAAAAGCCGGTACCGGCCGAAGCCAGCAAGTCGGAGCGGCGCAGCCGCTCAAAGTCGCGTTCACAATTCGCCTTGAACGCCGCGTCATTGTTCTCGATCATGGTGTCAATCATGCAATCCACCAAGGTCCTGTCATACCTGGTCAGAGAACGGTAATTGGTCAGATGGCGTTGTTCGTCGAAAGTAAGCTCCCCAAGCCTGGCTGGTGAGCCAAACAGCGTGGAGATTGAGACCCCCAGGGCTTCGCTCAGTGGAGGGAGCAGGTTCATGTCAGGCCGACCGCGCCCAGCTTCCCAATTGCAGACAGCGTTCTTCTTCACGCCAACCTTCGCCGCAAGCTGCGGCTGACTCAGCCCGCACTTAATGCGCAGCGCCCGAATTCTATCGCCGTACTGCTCCTTGTTAAACTGATACAACTTCTTCGCTTTCGCTTCCGCGAGATGCGTGATGTTCCCCTGCGAGGGCTTAGGAGTTGTCGGTGCCATGATTTAGCCCCCCTACTACACTTTTCTATTCGGCCGCATTATAGCACACCATCGATGTACTGTAAAGCGCCCCAGAAACTCCGGATCAAATTTCACATCGTGTTCGATTCCCAGAAATAGGCGAATGTTAAATTGCGCCGAAAAGAACGCTTGTTCTCTACGGTCGATTTGCGTAGACATCAACCGTGTGCTATACTCCGTTTCACCGTATCCGGCCGGTGGCGAAATGGCACTTGTCCGGGCCGGACGAGAAGGGAGTGGAGAAAGAAATGAGCCAGGTTGTGCTTCATTCAGACCTCAACTGTTTTTACGCAGCAGTCGAGATGATGCTGGACCCATCACTTAAGGGAAAGGCGGTCGCGGTCTGCGGTTCGACGGAAAACCGACACGGGATCGTGCTTGCGAAATCCTACCCCGCGAAGGCGAAGGGCGTCAAGACAGGGCAGGCGAACTGGGAGGCGCGCCAGGCATGCCCCGGCCTGATCTGCGTCCCACCCCAGTACGATCAGTACCTGAAATACTCGAGGCTGGTGCGCGCGATATATGCTCGGTACGCGGACGACATCGAGCCGTTCGGCATGGACGAGGCGTGGATCTCGGTTCGCGGGTGCGGCAGCGTCCGGAAGGGCGGCCTCGAAGTGGCGGAGGAAATCCGGCAGACCGTGAAGGACGAGCTCGGGCTGTCAGTCTCCATCGGTGTGTCTTTCAGCAAAATCTTTGCCAAATTGGGGAGCGATATGAAGAAGCCGGATGCGATCACCGTGCTGCATGAGGACAACTGGCGGGAGAAAGTCTGGCCGTTGCCGGTGTCGGAACTGCTCTACGTCGGGCCGGCCACCACTAAAAAGTTGGCGCAGACGAACGTCCGAACCATCGGGGAACTGGCCCATATGGGTCCCGAAAACCTGCGCGCCAGATTTGGCAAGAACGGCGTCATGCTGTGGGCGTTCGCCAACGGGCTGGACAACGCCAAGGTCAGCCCATCCGATTACGAAGCGCCGATCAAGTCCGTGGGACACGGCACCACCTGCGTGGTTGACCTTGACAACGAGTACGCCGTCTGGCTTGTGCTGTACGAACTGTCTCAAGATGTCGGCCATAGGCTCCGGGATAGCGGGCTGGCGGCACGAGGTGTACAACTCACCGTGAAGGATAAGGATTTGGGCTGGCGTCAGTACCAGCTGCCGCTGGGTTTTCCAACGCAGAGCCCACTGGAGATGGCGCAGGCTGCGTTTGCGCTGTTCCGGGCGCGATACGATTGGATGAAGCCTGTTCGGGCGCTGACCGTGCGCGGGATCAACCTGGTGCCGGAGAAGCGGCCTGTGCAGCTGGACATGTTCAACGACGTGGCAAAGCGCGAAAAGCGCAAGGCGCTGGACGATGCCATCGACGAGATACGGCGTCGGTTCGGGTACCGGGCCATCTGCCCCGCGTCGCTCCTGGGTGATCTCAGGATGGCGCAGGACAAGTGCGAGACCGTGACGATGCCAGGCCTCATGTATATGACAAGGTAAAGGAAGGTACCCAAAGAATGCGCGACCCGAATATGCTGGCGATGGCCTGCCCCTCCTGCGGAAAGCGGGCTTTCGACACGAACGCCCTCCCAGCCCCAACGGTAACGATTAAGATGAAATGCCCGCAATGTGGAATCCTGGTTTCCATCCCTCTTGTATCGGACTCCGTTCTGTATAAACCGCCTCACGCCTCTGACGGAGGCAAGCCCCTCAGGCTTGCGCCCGCGTGGCATGAACAGCGACGATGGTCGCGAAAGAGCGGCCACGATTGATTGGCAACATACCGATCAACGGCTCCGTACAGCAGGAACAAATCCTGGCCGCCCATGAGCGGCAGCACATGGCCTGATAAGCGGGTCAATGGAGATTCTGTAGCGAGTGACCAAATAGCCGGATGATTGCGGGATGGGTGTTTTGCACCTGTTCCCCTTCATCCGGCTATTTTTCTACGGAAAAACCCTGCAAACGGTCCTCAATGATGCAGGGGCCTTACATATTCAGCCGCGGTAATTCCAATTACAGAGCACCCAAGGGAGATAAGTGATGAGCGAAGTTAGAACCCCAAACGGCAAACTCGTCGGCACAATCGACGAACAGACTGGCACCCTGCACATCAAAGACGGCAGGAAGACCACGGTGATCGAGATCCCCGCAACCGGCCTCAGGATTCGTTTTTCCTCAGGCAACGGCGTACCCGAAGCGGTCCACATCCCGCCCCTGAAGAGCACGCCCATCAGCGCGTGATTCCCGCCCCATAACCCAATAACCCCGAATCCGCCAGATTGCTTCAGACGACAGCGCGGACGCCCCGAAAGGGCGTTCCAGCTGTCGTCTTTCTGTCTTTGGCGGACTCGGCGACTCCGGCGGATTCAGAAAATCTGCAAACCAAAGGAGTCGAACCATGCTAATCAACTATAGAGACGCCGAAGGTCGCGTCATCGAACTGGAGGTCACCGAGGAAGTCGGTCAGTTATATCTCACATCTCTGGATCAGGAACGCAAAAACGAGCGGCGCGAGACCCGCCGGCACACATTGCTCAGCACGTTCACCTATGAGGACAAGGATTACTTCGACAGCGGCGTTGACATTTGTGGAGAAGTCACCCTGTCGGACGCGGTGAAGCGCGCCATGGACAAGTTGACTGCGCGCGAGCGCTACCTGCTGACATCCATTCATTATGAAGGCCGATCCTACACCGAGATCGCGCGCGCCGAGGGTAAGGCTCCGTCCACCATCATGCGTGAAACGCGAAAGGCGGCGGACAAGTTCAAACGGCTTTATGGCGCCGACGAATAAAACCGTGATGATTTTCAGAATCCGCGCAAAATGCGCCCTTGCTCGTGGCCTATAGCGAAGGCACTCAACAAACTGCCTTCGGAAAGAAGGTCACGAAAATGGGACACACGCTCAGGATTGGCGTGGCTCCGCCAAACGGCGACCAACGCCTGGCGGACAGGATTGTCACTTGCCGCAAAGTCGACCTGCGAGAACGGCTGCTGCGGTTCCTGCTTGGCGAGAAGCGCCGATTGACAATCCTCGTCCCCGGCGACAGTGTGAAGACGCTGTCCATCATCGAGGAAGGAGGGAACCCAGATGAGCAGGATGAGTGAACTCGACTTCTGCATCGGAGAACTGCGAACCGCTGCTCAGTCGCTGACCGCCGTCGTGAACAACCTGGTAACGCTGTTCGGCGGCGGCGCGGGGCCGGACGCCGCGCCTACGGAACCGCCTAAAGCCTCGTCTCAAGCGGAGTCCCGCGCGCCGAAGCCCATCACGCTGGAGCAAGTACGCGCCGTCCTCGCGGAGAAATCCCGAAACGGCCACACAGCCCAGGTGCGGTCGCTGCTCGAAAAGCACGGCGCCATGAAGCTTTCAGAGATCGATCCCGCCGAGTATGTAGCGCTTCTTGCTGAAGCGGAGGTGCTGGGCGATGGGTAAGCACGCGCTGCTCTCGGCTTCCTCAAGCCACCGCTGGCTCAACTGCCCGCCATCCGCCCGGCTCTGCGAGCGGTACGAGGATAAAAGTTCCGATTACGCCGCAGAGGGCACGGACGCGCATACGCTTTGCGAGTACAAACTGCACTGCGCCCTCGGCGAGGACTTGTCCCATTTAGCCGATATCCGGGATACGCTCGACTTCTACTCCGAGGAAATGGAGGGATGCGCCGACGGCTACGCAGCTTTCATCCTTGAACTACTCGAGACGGCGAAGCAGACCTGTGCAGATCCCGTGGTACTGATTGAACAGCGGCTCGACTTTTCCAGGTATGTTGAGGGCGGCTTCGGCACTGGCGACTGCGTGATCATCGCCGACGGGACGCTCCACATCGTGGATTACAAGCACGGACAAGGCGTCCTCGTCGAAGCCGAGGACAACCCGCAGATGAAACTGTACGCCCTGGGCGCGCTGGATTTGTTCGATGGCATCTACGACGTCAGTAAAGTCAGCATGACAATCTACCAGCCCCGCCGCTACAACATCAGCACCCACACGGTGTTCAAGGAGTCGCTCTACCAGTGGGCAGATGAAGTTCTGCGGCCTGCCGCGGAGCTCGCCTTCACCGGCGATGGGGATTATCGCTGCGGTGAGTGGTGCCAGTTCTGCAAGGCGAAACACGAGTGCCGCAAGCGCGCCGAAAGCAATCTCGCACTCGCCCGGCACGAATTCAAACTGCCGCCGTTGCTCGAAGACGACGAGATCGAATCCATCCTCGATAAGCTTGACGATCTCGCGGCGTGGGCTGCCGACATCAAAGACTACGCCCTGAAGGCCGCGCTCGCCGGGAAGCGCTGGAACGGATGGAAGCTGGTCGAGGGGCGCGCCAACCGCAGATACGTGAGCGAGGAAGCGGTCGCCGATGTCGTCAGCGCGGCGGGTTACGACCCTTACGAGCACAAGGTGATGGGCATCACCGCGATGGAAAAGGCGCTCGGCAAAGGTAAATTCTCCGAGCTGCTCGGCAGCCTGGTGGAGAAACCGCAAGGCAAACCAACGCTTGTGCCGGAGGGCGATCAACGACCGGCGTTCACTACGGCAAAACATGATTTCATGGAGGTAGAACACAATGGCTAATCAGGAAAAAGGCAAGCACATCAATCCGACGAAGGTCGTCACAGGCGAAGCCAGGCTCTCCTACGCGAATCTCTGGGAGCCAAAGTCCATCAACGGCGGCACGCCGAAGTATTCGGTCAGCATCATTATTCCGAAGTCCGACGCCCGCACGGTTGCCAAGGTCAAAGCAGCGATTGAGGCGGCCTACCGCGAGGGCGAGGCAAAGCTGAAGGGCAACGGAAAGACCGTGCCGCCGTTTGCATCCATCAAAACCCCTCTTCGCGACGGCGACATTGAACGCCCCGACGATGAGGCATATGCTGGCAGCTACTTTATCAACGCCAATTCCGCGACCGCGCCGGGCATTGTTGACAAGACGTGCGAACCTATCTTCGAACGCTCTCAGATCTACAGCGGTGTGTACGCTCGGGCCAGCGTAAACTTCTACGCTTTCAACTCGAACGGGAACAAAGGCATTGCCTGCGGGCTGAACAACATTCAACGACTCCGCGATGGCGAACCGCTCGGCGGCAAGTCCAGAGCCGAAGACGACTTTGCCACCGACGACGATGAGGATTTCCTCGGTTAACCACATTCAACAAGACTGCGGAAGGCGGCAGGGAAACTTGCCGCTCTTTTGCTATACGGAGGGCTTAATGAAAACGATCAGTATCGACATCGAGTCGTTCTCTTCCGTCGAGCTTACGAAGTCGGGCGTCTACCGCTACGCTGAGTCGTCGGACTTTGAGATTCTGTTGTTCGGGTATTCCGTGGACGACGGCGAAGTGAAGGTCGTGGACTTCACCGCGGGCGAAACACTTCCATCCGAAATCCTCAATGCGCTGACGGACGACAATATCCAGAAATGGGCGTTCAACGCGAATTTCGAGCGGGTCTGCCTGTCGCGGTATCTGTCAGATATGGACGTCCCCCTCGATCCATTCGCCGACAATCATCCATCTGCTGCCATCCATGGAAAGGTGAAATACTTGAACCCCAAATCGTGGCGCTGTTCCATGGTCTGGTCTGCGTACATGGGCCTACCGCTCTCACTCGAAGGTGCGGGTACGGTGCTGGGCTTGGAAAAACAGAAGCTGACAGAAGGCAAAGAACTCGTCCGCTACTTCTGCAAACCGTGCGGTGCCACCGCCGCTAACGGTCAGCGCGTCCGTAATCTGCCCAAACACGCCCCGGACAAATGGGCCGTGTTCAAGAATTACAACCGACGTGACGTGGAAACCGAGATGGCCATCCAGGCGCGGCTTGCCAAGTTCCCCGTGCCAGATGTGGTTTGGGATGAGTACGTCCTTGATCAGGAAATCAACGACAGGGGTGTGGAGCTGGACATGGAGCTTGTGCGAAACGCCATTGCTACCGATGCGCGCTCAAGGGTAGAGCTTACCCGGTTGATGAAGGAAATCACCGAACTCGACAATCCGAACTCCGTGGCGCAAATGAAAGATTGGCTCGCCGGTCAAGGGCTGGAGACAGATACCCTCGGCAAGAAAGCGGTCGCGGAGCTTCTTAAAACCGCGCCGGAATCCCTCTTTAAAGCCCTCTCGCTCCGCCAGCAGTTGGCGAAATCCTCGGTCAAGAAGTATCAGGCGATGGAGAAAGCCGTGTGCTCGGATGGTCGGGCGCATGGCATGTTCCAGTTTTACGGCGCCAATCGAACCGGCAGATGGGCAGGGAGGCTCATCCAAATGCAGAACCTGCCGCAGAACCATTTGCCCGACCTTGAACAGGCGCGGGCGCTTGTGTGCGACAGCGACTTCGCGGCGCTGGAATTGCTCTACGACTCGGTGCCGGAAGTGCTATCCCAGCTGATCCGTACGGCGTTCGTACCGAAGTCCGGTCACAAATTCATCGTTGCGGATTTCAACGCCATCGAAGCCCGCGTCATCGCGTGGCTTGCCGGGGAGCGCTGGCGTAATGAGGTGTTCGCCAGCCATGGCAAAATATACGAAGCTTCGGCAAGCCAGATGTTTCATGTCCCGATCGAGGAGATTACCAAAGGTTCGCCACTTCGGCAGAAAGGGAAGATCGCGGAACTCGCCCTCGGCTACGGCGGCTCGGTGGGCGCGCTCAAAGCGATGGGCGCGCTGGAGATGGGCCTGTCCGAAGATGAACTCCAGCCGCTCGTGACGGCTTGGCGGGCTTCCAACCCCAACATCGCGCGTCTCTGGTGGGATGTGGACAGAGCCGCGAAGCGGGCGGTCAGGGACAGAACCGCAACTAAAACCCACGGCATCCGCTTCGTTTGCCAAAGCGGTATGTTGTTCATCACCCTGCCGTCCGGCCGACGGCTCTGCTATGTGAAACCCAGAATCGGCGTCAACCAATTCGGCTCGGACTGCGTGACCTACGAGGGCGTCGGCGCAACGAAGCGGTGGGAGCGGCTCGAAAGCTATGGACCCAAGTTCGTAGAGAACATTGTCCAGGCGATCAGCCGTGACATCCTCGCCTTTGCCATGCGCGCGCAGCGGCATTGCTCAATCGTGATGCATGTCCATGACGAGATGGTGATCGAAGCCGACAACCGCATGTCCGTCGAGGTCCTGTGCGAGCAGATGAGCCGGACGCCGCCTTGGGCGGAAGGACTCCTGCTTCGTGCCGAGGGGTATGATTGCCCATTCTACAAAAAAGATTGAGAAAAACATTTAGCCTTGTCCCATTGCACGCAAAATGAGCTCCTCCCCATGGCTTATAGTGAGGGCACAACCAAGCTCTCGGAAAGGACGCTCAGGATGATTTTATGTGGACATTCGACAGTCAGCCGCGGGCCATGGAAGACAAACAAGTGGAAGGAGAGTTACCCATGAATGAGAAACAGCCGGATACGGGCAAGGAACTACGCGCGTTGACGATTGAACCGGAATTTCGTGACCTGATCCCACCGCTCACCAATGAGGAGCGAAGCATGCTGGAGGACAGTATCGTGAAAAGCGGCTGCGATTCGCCGCTTATCGTCTGGAACGGTGTGATCGTCGACGGCCACAACCGCTACGCGATTTGCCAGGAGCACGGGATTCCCTTCGCCGTTTTAGAGAAGGAGTTCGAGAGCCGGGACGACGCGCTACTTTGGATCATTACGAACCAGCTGGGACGGCGCAACCTGACCTCGTATCAGCGCGGCGAGCTGGCGATCAAGTTTGAACCGCTACTCAGAGCACAGGCAAAAGGGCGGCAGCTTCGGAAACCTGTCAATGATAATTCTGTGGTGCAGAATTCTGCACCACAGAATGCGCCGTTCGAAAAGACGCGAAAGCAGCTTGCAAAGTTGGCCGGTGTATCCCACGACACCATCGATAAGGTCAAGAAGCTGTCCGGGGCTGTTGACGACGATACCAAGCTAAAGCTCCGGCGCGGCGAAGTATCAATCAACCGCGCCTACACCGACCTGATGCACAAGGAGCACGCGGATGAAACCAGGGTCTGCGACCGCTGCGGGCAGGAGAAGCCCGTGACCGATTTCGCGATCCCTTCGAATCGCCACGGCTTTTCCGCGCTGTGCCAAGACTGCGAGCGGGAGATAGCTCAGGCTTCACGGCAAGCGGCCGAAGCCGCCAGGCAGACCACGCGACCGGTGGCGACACAACCAATCACGGTGCCGCAGCCCGTACAGCCGGTCTCAGCGCAGCCGGTCTCAGCGCAGCCGCTCTCCTCGGTTGCCATGCACAAGGGACACCCCATCCACGTGGGCGCGCCGCTGCCCGATCGGAAGGATATGTTCCACTTCGTCGAGGATCACATGCGCTTCGTGGTCGGCAACTTCCTCGCCGCCGCGGGCAACGCCATCAAGCTGTACACGTCGGGGATGGCCTCCCCGGAGAATACCCAGGCGCTGCGGGATATATTGGACTCTGCGGCTGATATCGCGGATATCTTTGACGAATACGTGAAGGAGATGGACAACCAATGAGTAGGAAGAATCGAAACGCCCGCCGAACGAACGCGGCTACCTCGAACATCGGGAGCCAGATCAGCCAGAATACTGCCGTCCGGATGTGCACCGACACCTGCGGTTACGAGTACCGCCAGTTGATGAGCAATGTGCTCTTCACAGACACCAGCTATCAGCGCAGCATCGACGCCGCCCGCGTCGAGAAGATCGTGGCCAACTTCGACCCGCGCATCGCCAACACGCTTAAGGTGTCCTTGCGCGACGGGTGCTTCTATGTGTTCGACGGCGCACACACGCTGCTGGCGCTTAAAAAGGTTCATGGAGAAACGGCCTTCCCGGTGGACTGCAAGGTATTCTTTGGCCTGAATTATGAGGACGAGGCCTACTTGTTCGCGCTTCAAAATGGCGCATCCAAGGAGGTGGCATTCAGCGCCCGGCTGCGCGCGATGCTGATCTCACGAAGCGCGGAGGCAGAGGATTTCCGCAGGCACACAGCCAACGTCGGGCTGTCGTTGGCGGAGGGCACCGGCAGCGCGACCCGGAACACCATCGCAGCCCTGGCAAAGGCGTACAAGTTGTACACGGATCGCGGCGCGGAGGAATATGAGCGCATCCTTCGCCTGATCGTCGACACCTGGGGCGGCGTGGCTTGGAGCCTGACCGGTTACATCCTCGGCGGCGTCAGTGTTTTGTTCGAGGAGTACGGCGAGGCGCTCAACCAGGATCGGTTCATAAAGAAGCTGCGAAGCACGACCTACGAGAGTCTCCGCGACGAAGCGCGCCGGCAACAGCGCTCTTCCTCTGATATCGCGCACGCGCTGGCGCTTTTGAAGGTCTACAACAACGGCGGGCGCGGTGCGCTCGACACCCGCGCGCTGACGATGCGGGATTGAGGTGAAGACGTGATGGAGCAAAAGAATGTCACCGCGGAGCAAACCTATCTCCTCCGCGCGATCCGCGCCGAGAGCGAGTTGGACGCCTATAAGTACCGCCAGCACAACGAGATCTTCCATCGCGATAGCGTTATCGGGTATCTCAAGCTACGTATGGCCGAATTGGAAGAGGCGCTCGAGGCGGCGAATGCCAGAATCAGAGAACTGGAGGATCAGTACAAATGCGAGAGATGAAAATCGCCTACGGCGACAGCCGTCTTTCGAAGCGCTGGGTCAACAAAAAGACCACCTTCGAGGAATTGTGTGAGCGGTTCAAGTCCACTCGACGCACGACCGAGACGGTCGCTGAGTATCAGAAGTTTAAGAAAGATCGGCGCGTCGCCGCGAAGGACGTGGGCGGCTATGTCCTTGGCCATCTGAAAACCGGTCGGCGCAAGAAGGATACCGTCGAGAGCCGTTCAGGCATCACGCTCGACGCCGACCACGCCGGACAGGGATTCATCGACAGCGTTGAGATGCTGTTCCCGCACAAGTGCGCGATTTACTCCACACACAGCCACACACCGGAAGCGCCAAGGCTCCGAATGATCATCCCACTTACCCGAGACGTAACGCCGGACGAGTACGCCGCACTCTCCCGCCTGGTCGCGGATGAAATCGGCATCGATTTCTTCGATGACTGTACCTACGAACCGGAGCGCCTGATGTACTGGCCGTCTACGCCGTCCGACGGAGAGTATGTGTTCAAGGTGATGGGCGGCGACGAACTCGATCCGGATGATTACCTTTCCAGGCTGTCAGACTGGCGGGACTGCTCGCTCTGGCCGACGTCGAGCCGACAGTCGGAGGTAGTCCAGCGTAGCGTCCGTCAGCAGCAAGACCCGCTCGTCAAGGAAGGCGTGGTCGGGGCGTTCTGTCGCGCCTACCCGATCGAGGATGTGATCGCGGCATACCTCCCCGATATGTACGCACCCTCGGCGATGAGTGGGCGCTATGACTACATCCCCGCCGACTCCAGCGCGGGCGTCGTCCTCTACGATGGCAAGTTCGCCTACTCACACCACGCCACCGATCCCGCCTGCGGCAAGCTCCTGAACGCCTTCGACCTCGTGCGCATCCACAAGTTCCCCGACCTCGATGAAAGGTCAAGCTTCAAGGCGATGAGCAATCTGGCTGTCAAGGACGACGCCGTCAGCGCAATCCTGCTCAATGAACGCCGTCAAAGGGCGACCACCGACTTCTCGGACAGTGACGACTGGGCCAAGGCGCTGACGCGTGACAAACGCGGTGAGCTGGAAAACACCCTCGGCAATCTGCTCCTGATCCTTACGTGCGATGATGCACTCGCGGGTATCAGACACAACAAACTCGCGGGCCAGATCTACGGTGAGAACCTCCCGTGGGAACGGCCGCACCCCGCTTGGCGCGACGCGGACACAGCGCAGTTGGTCGCCTACGTAGACGCACATTACGGCGAGTTCACCGCCCGGAACTACGAACTGGCGCTCACAAAGGTTGCCGACGACCGTGCTTATCACCCCATCCGGGATTACCTGGATGGGCTTCCGCCCTGGGACGAGACGCCGCGCGTCGACACGCTCTTCATCGACTACCTTGGCGCGGAGGACACGCCGTATACCCGCGCGGTTACGCGCAAAACATTCGTGGCCGCTGTTGCGAGGGTAAAGCGCCCCGGCATCAAGTTCGACAACATCCCCGTGCTGAACGGCACCCAGGGCATCGGAAAGTCCACGCTCATCGCCAGACTGGGGCGCGATTGGTACTCGGACAGCCTGTCGATTTCGGATATGAAGGACAAAACAGCGCCGGAAAAGCTGCAGGGCAACTGGCTGCTCGAGCTTTCCGAGATGGCGGGCATCAAGAAAATGGACGTCGAGACGGTGAAGTCGTTTGCGAGCCGCATAGACGACAAGTACCGCCCGTCTTACGGCCGAGTGGTGGAGAGCCATCCCCGCCAGTGCGTCATCATCGGGACGACCAACAACGACGGCGGCTTTCTCCGCGACGTAACGGGGAACCGCCGGTTCTGGCCGATCCGCGTCACGGGTAAATCCACGAAGCGCCCATGGGACATAACGGAGGAGGAGGTCGGCCAGGTGTGGGCTGAGGCGATCGCCGCGTTTGACGCGGGTGAAGAACTCTACCTTATAGGCAACGTGGCGGAGTTTGCCGCGGACGAGCAGCGAAACGCTCTGGAAAACGACGACCGCGAGGGACTTGTGGCAGTTTACCTTGAGACCTTGCTGCCGGACGGCTGGGACGAGATGGACGTCTACCGCCGACAGGAGTATTTCCGTTCCCCTGACGACCCGACACGGGCAAAAGGCGCGGTGCGCCGGACGCAGGTCAGCAACATCGAGATCTGGTGCGAGTGCTTTGGGCGCGGGCGCGACGCCATCAAGAAAGCCGATTCTTACGAGATTGAAGCCATCATCAAGAGCATCGGCGGCTGGGAACGGTACGCGGGGAATAAGACCGGCAAGATGAACATTCCGCTCTACGGCATCCAGAAGGTCTATGTTCGGGAGGAGTAGTATCTCGGATTGCCGATTGTGCCGATTACGGCTTCGGCACAGACCATGGGCAATGGCGCAAGCCCCCATCAAACCAGCAAAGAAGCGTGCTCGTGCCGATATTGCCCATAAAACCCTACTCCTTTTCAATGTGTATGTATTAGGAAAGAATAGGGGTACGGAACACGCGTATAGCGCCCGCGAGGGATTTATAGGAACAATGGGAATATCGGCAACGATGGGCAATGGGCAAAAAGGAGGTTCTGATGCTTGAAAAGACACTGGAGCGCAAACTCGTCGAGGTGGTCAAGGCGATGGGAGGTATTTCGCCCAAGTTCGTCAGTCCCGGTTTCGACGGGATGCCCGACCGCCTGGTGCTTCTTCCGGGTGGCAGGCTTGCCTTCGTGGAGTTGAAGGCGATGGGATGCAAGCCCCGTCCATTGCAGATATCAAGGCATGGGATGCTTAGGCGGCTGGGCTTCAAGGTTTATGTCCTTGATGACAGTGCGCAGATATCGAGGCTTTTGAAGGAGATGGGAGGTGACGCCGAATGAAGTTCATGCCGCATGGATACCAGCAATACGCAATTGACTACATCGAAAACAACCCGATTGCTGCTGTGTTCCTCGATATGGGCTTAGGTTGAGGTAAGACTGCGATCACGTTGACGGCGATCAGCGACCTGCTGTTCGATAGCTTCCAAGCCCACAAGGTTCTGGTCATCGCACCGCTACGGGTGGCGCGGGATACCTGGCCGGAGGAACTACGGAAGTGGGATCATCTCGCCGGGTTGCGATTCTCGGTGGCGGTAGGTTCGGAAGCGGAGCGCCGAGCCGCCCTTTCGAGGAAAGCCGACGTCTACATCATCAACCGTGAGAACGTGCACTGGCTCATTGATGAAAGCGGGCTGCCTTTCGACTTCGACACCGTCGTGGTGGACGAGTTGTCGTCTTTCAAATCCCACCAGTCCAAGCGGTTCCGAAGCCTAATGAAGATGCGCCCGAAGGTCAAGCGCATCGTGGGGCTAACCGGTACACCCTCCAGCAACGGTCTCATGGATCTCTGGGCGGAGTTCCGGCTTCTGGACATGGGCCAGCGCCTTGGGCGGTTCATCGGGCAGTACCGTACCGATTACTTCATCCCCGACAAGCGCAACGGTCAGGTAGTCTTCAACTACAAGCCGCTGCCCGATGCCGAGAAGCGGATCTACGCCAAGATTGCCGACATTACGATCTCGATGAAGTCCACTGACCACCTGACCATGCCGGAACTGGTGATCGCGGAATACCCCGTGCGGATGTCGGAGTCGGAGCGCGAGCGCTATGACCAAATGAAACGTGACCTGGTTCTTACCCTTGGTGACGACGAGATTACCGCCGCCAATGCCGCCGCGTTGTCGGGCACGCTCTGCCAGATGGCGAACGGCGCGGTCTATGGCGATGATGGCGCACTCTCTGTCCATCACATCCACGACCGGAAGCTGGACGCCCTGGAAGACTTGATCGAAGCCGCCAACGGGAAACCCGTCCTGGTGGCGTACTGGTTCAAGCATGATCTGGAGCGTATTGGCGCGAGGCTGAAGGCACTTCACATCCCGTTTTCCAGGATGGATACATCGGAGAGCATCGCGCGCTGGAATCGCGGCGAGCTGCCGGTCGCCCTCATCCACCCCGCTTCAGCCGGCCACGGTCTCAACCTCCAATCGGGCGGCAGCACCATCATCTGGTTCGGGCTTACATGGAGCCTGGAACTGTACCAGCAGACCAACGCCCGCTTGTGGCGCCAGGGCCAGAAGTCGGAAACAGTGGTTCTCCACCACATCATTGCCAAGGACACGATTGACGAGCGCATTATGAAAGCTTTGTCCGAAAAGGACAAAACCCAGGCCGCGCTGATCGACGCGGTCAAAGCAAATCTATGACAATCAAGGGAGTCAAGAGCTGCCAATCCGAGCGGATCACATTTTCGGAGGGCATGCCAATGAACACGCAAGGACTGAACGCGGGCGAAGCGCAGGCCCGCGATTACCTGAACCGGGTGCATAGCATGGAACGGAAGCTGCGGTGGAAGCGGGAGCAGATCACCGCGCTGCGCGAGATGACCACCAGCGCCACCATGCGGATCAGCGACATGCCGCGCGCCGATTCCCCCAACCTCCAACGTATGGAAGCGCTGGTGTGCAAGGTCGCCGACCTTGAACAGGAGGTGTTGGCAGAGGTGGTCGCACTTGAAACGACGCGGATTGACACCGCACTGATGATCTGCAACCTCCAAAATGAGCAGCATCAGCAACTTCTTTCGGAGCGTTATCTGCGGAGCCGGGGCTGGAAGGAGATCGCGGACGTGATGGGCTACAGCCTGAGCCACACCTTCCGGATGCACGAGGACGCGCTCTGTCATATGGAGGTGTTGCTGGCGAAAGAGGGTGCGCGCCTATGAGCTACAAGGAAGCGCGGCATGACGGCGTCCGCGTGGCGAATGAAAACGGTCGGACGGTCTACTATCCGCACTGCCAGTTCTGCGGAGCCGAGGTGCGGTCGTGGAGCTACCTGCCACGCAACCGCTACACCTGCATAGCCTGCCGCCCCTACAAGACCCTGTTCCAGAAAACCAACCTCAAGATCTGACATTTTGGAGCGCCGTTCGCCGCGGCGCTCCTTCTTCATAACCCATTCGAAAAAAAGATGAGAGTCAATGAGAGTTCATGAGACTTGAAAAGAGTTCCGAGATGTGCATTGTAGAGCGTGGATCAATAGAAATCCGGAGGCTTGGAGAATGCCACGGAAACCACCTCACCCATGCGCTCACCTCGGATGCCCGAAGCTGACGACCGCGCGCTTCTGCGAGGAGCACGAGAAGGCCGAGGCCCGGCGCTACAACCGCTACGACCGTGACCCTGCGACAAAGAAGCGCTACGGGCATCAGTGGCAGAAGGTTCGCGCGCGGTTCCTCGCGACTCATCCGCTGTGTGCGGAGTGCCTGACACACGGAACGACCACCCCCGCGTTGGAGGTTCACCACATCCTGCCGCTCTCCCGCGGCGGAACGCACGCCGAGGAAAACCTCATGGCGCTGTGCAAGCCTTGCCATTCGGCCATCTCTGCACGCGACGGCGACCGTTGGGGACCCCGGTAGGGGGGATCAACTCTCTACCGCTTTAACGTGCCGAAGCGGGCCGCCCTGTCGCGTGAGTTTTTCGGAAATCAAAAATCAAAATTCAAAAATCAAACGAGGTGACGTTCATGCCCAGCGGAGGATATCGGCCGGGGGCAGGACGTCCTCGGAAAAACATCAATGACAAGAAGCTCGAAGGAAAGGCGGTTAAGCCTGCTTCGTCCGCGCCTGCGCCGAAAAAGGTGTACTCCAAAAACGTGATGGCGGATTACTTCGCGATGGCGATGAAGGAATGCGAGAAGGAAGTTCCTGCGGCGGACATTCTGCGCGCCGAGCTTGAGGAGTTCATCGCGGCACGCGGTTGCGAGGGTTTCGTCGCGCCTCAGACGATCACGGACTATGTGCTGAACAGGCAGGGCTTTCTCGCCTGCGAATGCATGAATCGGAAAATCGGCCGGATGACGAAGGAACTCAAGCTGTCACCCTACGTTTCGGCGGGGCAGGGCTACTACAAAGCCATGCGTGACGACTTCAACCTCATCATGCAGATCATCAATCGATACAGCGGAGACAGGAGCGAGGAGAAAAACGCCTTCCTGGAACTGCTCACGAACAGGGGGTTCTAGGAATGCGATCCACATCTCGGTTTGAGCAAGTAGAGATTGACCGTCTGGTCCCCTACGCGAGGAACGCGCGCACCCATAGCAAGGAGCAGATTCTCCAGTTGCGCTCCTCACTCCGCGAGTTCGGGTTCGTCAACCCCGTCATCGTGGACAGGGACCTGAACATCATCGCGGGTCACGGGCGCGTGGCGGCGGCAAAGGCCGAGGGACTGACCGAAGTGCCCTGCGTGTTTGCGGAGCATCTGACGGACGCCCAAAAGCGCGCCTACATCCTTGCGGACAATCGGCTCGCGCTGAGCGCAGGCTGGGATGAGGAATTGCTCGCTCTGGAGTTTGGCGAACTGAAAGACCTCGGCTTCGACCTCGAACTGACCGGCTTCGACGCCAATGAGATCGAGAAGCTATTCGCCGGCGACGGGAACGACGTGGAGGACGACGAATTCGACCTGATGGCCGCTCTGGAAGAGGCGGCTTTTGTTTTGCCTGGGGATGTGTGGCTGTTGGGCCGGCACCGCCTGATCTGCGGGGATGCGACCGACCCCGCCACGGTCACGAAGCTTATGGCCGGCCGTAAGGCGCACCTCGTCCTGAGC